GGAGTTCTTGGCGTTCCATTGTTTTCTTGTAATTATTACAAAACTATAAGTAACTTAGGCTATATTTCTTTGGTAAATGTAAAACAACAATTTCATTGGCTTCATTTACTGCTATGATTTCATCATAGTCCTTGTATTCTTTCATTATTGGATCTGGTGTAGGTTTTCGAATAGGTTGTGGGGCAAGAAGCTCCCAGAAACTCTTGAGTATGTTATACGACATTTTTGTGGTGTAGGCGGAGGTTCTAACTCTATATCTTCGTAAAGAAGTTTTTTCCAGATTAATCTCTGGACGTCTGGACACAGAGGTTCAGTAGCTTTACAGAAAGCAAATCTCAATTCGTCTGTGACGAGTGGAATATAATCCATTTATTCGGGTGAAGATTCTCGAGAACCAACTCTGCTTAGGCGCTCATTCTCACGTTTGATCTTTTCGACTTCCAAGTCAATGTCCAAGTAAAGTCGCATTGGAGCATCATATACAGCCATCTTTAACCAATTGAAAAAGTTTTCAATATAAAAAGATGACATTGAAATTGTGTTTCTATAAATTGCTTTGATATACATTTAAATTATCTTATATTTTCTCTTTTAATACCTATAATTGGTCTTCCATCATATTTATATTGCTCCGCATAAGGCCCGTTGGCGTCTACATAATGTAAAAATACCTGAACATGAAATGAATTTTTTCCGACATCAAGTTTTTTTCTTTCATGCTCGTGATCACACCCCCGATATAGAACGGCATCACCAGATTCAATAACTATAGGTTTATTATTCATAATCAAAGGCCATCTATAATCTTCGTCGACGTCGAAGTAACGATAATAAAGAGTTAATGTCATTGATATTTCACAAGACGGGCGATCTTTATGAGGGTGAAGAATATCACCCGGTTTATAAATTCTATAGTATGAATATGTTGGAATAAGTTTCAACTCACTATGTTTTTCAGCAATGGGTTTTAGGTATAATAAAAATGTCTCCATTAAAGAGTCGCTATAAACCGAATGTGTACCAGGAATTTGGTCACTTTCACCTTCCAAATGTTTACCATGAACATCATTCATTTGTTCAAATAAGGTGTACTGTGTGGCCACTTTACAAAACTCATTTGATAAAACGTTCTTAATGAGTACGTATCCATCTTCCTTGAAAGACATTTTATATACATTCTGTTTTATTTTTTATATTACACAAGTTGATGAAGCTGATCCAGAAAATTTAAACGGAACAACAAACATTGCTAAATATGTAGATATAGTGTGTCCACAAATTCCAAAAGTGGCTCAAATTTTAAACAAGAGACATGGTCAACTATTCACTAGAATCAACTCTGCTTAGAGGATAATTTTCTCATGTTTGATCTTTTCGAAATCAATATCTGAGTGTGGAGTAGATTCTTTTTCTTTGGGGATAATTTTCTCATGTTTGATCTTTTCGAAATCAATATCTGAGTGTGGAGTAGATTCTTTTTCTTTGGGTTTAGTGATTGCTATTGAAGGTATGTCAACGCCTATATTTTCCCTTCCGGCAAACTGTGGAATATCTTTATTCTCAGGGTTGTCACCATCAAAATAAAACAAAAACATTTCAATGTGAAATGAATCTTTTCCAACATCGAATTTTTTTCTTTCATATTCGGTATCAAAACCCTTATAAATAAAAGCTTCACCCTGTTCAATATTCACAGGCTTATTATCTATAATCGCAGACCATTTATATTCGTCATCAACTTCATTATAAGTATAATCAAGAGTTATAAGCATTGTTATTTCACAACATGGTTCCATTTTATGAGGTTCGATTACATTACCGGGTTGATAAATTTTAAAACATGAATACGATGGAACTAGATTTAATCCAGTGTGTTCTTTAGCGACTGGTAATAAAAACTTTAAAAAACTTTCGGTTAGTGGATCGGTCATAAAAATATATGACCCAGGAACACCGAGACTATCATCATCTTCCAAAAAGTATTTGTGAACATCATTCATTTTTTTAAATAGCATATATTGTGTAGCTAGTTGACAAACACCTTGAGATAAAACATTTTTAACATGTACATATCCATCTTCCTTGAACGACATTTTATGTAAGTTACACGTTTTATTTTTTTATATTACTATACTTCAGAATGTCACTTGACGACATACCCAAGCGGGTTCAGTATGTTATAATTGACTCAAACTTTGTAGATGGTACAAACAACACATTCTCACTTGATCTTCGTCTAGAATCGAATACACACGTTGAAGATATGAGTCGTGTTCTTGGTATCAAGATGGTGGACTTTTATGTAACTCAAGTGGGTGGAAGTGACGACACAGACACAAACATAGCAAAATTTGTGGATATCGTGTGTCCAGATATACCCAAGGTTGCTCAGATACTAGACGAAAGACATGGTCAGGTATTTGCGAGAGTGCCATTGGAACGTCATTTTTCAGGAAGTACCGCGGGTCTTGTACGGGACAAACAGGCAAAGATATTCAACAGGAAACAAAACTATTTCAATCCAATTTCAATCAAGAAATTGAACTTTAAAATATACGAACAACAAGACGATAACGACTATTTACTACTTCATCCAGATTCAAAGTGGTACATGATACTTGAAATTACAACAGTAAATGTAAAAGAAAAACCTAAAGATCGTGAGCTACAAATACTACTAGCGCTACAGCAGCTGCTCAAAAAGATAGATACACTTAATCAAAATGTAGAGAAATTACCAGACAGACCACCCGAGGAACCAAAGAAGAAATATTCATTTGGAGCACTTGTGGGAATATTAATTCTCATTTTCGGAACCTTTCTTTGGTGGGTGAATCGTGGAACTTCTTCGGGTCCCGCGGCCATGACACAGTTTTAGTAAATAATATCTTTTCATAGGGAGATTTTTTGAGATATTTCTTACCTTTGATGTTTGGATTTATAAGCCTGAGTGGCCTAGAGAAGTCGATATGCTTCATTTATTGATATAAAAAAGAAATCTCTATATCAGTAAATGATTGAAGATATTTTAAAAAAGTTACAAGATATTTCTGAAGTTCCATCTTATAAAAAATTGGAAACAGCACTTCCTTATGATTTGTGTAATGAAAAAGACATAACCGAAATAGAATTTAGATGTGCTAAATTACTTATCGAAAAAGACCCAATTAATAACAAGAAACATTGGGAATCACTTAAGCAGAGGTGGAGGGACCGGTGGTGCTAGCCTTCTTGGTGGTAGTCTTCTTCTTGGTCGCGGTGGTGGTAGTGGTCTTCTTGACTGGAGTAGCCTCAGCTTCTCCCTTAACACACTTACACTTACATTCGCCAGCTGGACCCGCTGGACCGACTGGGCCTGCTGGACCCACTGGGCCTGCTGGGCCTTCAACACCTTCACCACCGACACCAGCGTCAACAATCTTCAAAAGGAGATCGTAAAGACGACCCTTGTCAAGTCGGGTACGTCTCATTTCGTCTTGAATTTCTTTGCGAATAGATTCCATTGTAATATATATAAAAGAAATATTATCTTTAAACTAAAATGATCATAGTCGGACCACAACTCAATAGTGGAATTGGGCAACACGCATATAAATATACCAAAGTATTTGATAATGCGTCATATCATTTTATAGGGAGTGAAGTTCCTGTGGGTGAAAATGGTCTTCTGTTTCTTCTACCAATCCACTCCCATATAGAATATCTAAAATATGTTAGAACACGAGTTAAGAATTTGGCGATTATGACGGTCTGTGAAACTGAAACAGTTCATGAAGACTACGGGTTAATTATGAAAGAATCCAAAAGAGTTGCGGTACCAAGTGAATTTTGTAAACGCGTTTTGTCTAGACAGTTTCCAGATAATGAGTTTTATATAATCCATGCTCATATTCCACCACCAACAAAGCCATATACATTTTATCACATTGGTAATGTAATTGATGATAGGAAGAACTTTCGGGCTATTATGGAAGCGTTCATAAGACTCAACAAACCCGATACAAAGTTGGTTGTAAAAGCTACATGTAACAAAGAAATTCAGATTAACTTACCAAATATTGAAGTGATAAATGGGTTGATTTCAGATGATGAGATGGACAAACTTCATGATCGTTGCGACTGTTATGTAAGTTTTTCTAAATCTGAAGGTGTTGGCATGGGACCAGTCGAAGCAGCTCTCCGTGACAAACCTGTGATCATAACAAATTACGGTGGATCTCCAGAGTATGTAAAAACACCTTATACAATTGATTGTGAACTTCAAGAATTGGAGCGTGATGATTTCCTTTTCAAAAAAGGAATGACTTGGGGTAAACCAAATCCCAATCAACTCTTGGAATTCATGACGGATGCGTACAATAAGAGACTACGCTATATGAATCACGAACACACAAAGAAACTAGTTGGTAAAGAGAACATCTTACAAGAGTTCGTCTTGAATGTAATTGGTACCAAGAACGATGAGACCAATTAGGATGGTGCCACTCATAAGAGAATCCTTTTGAGCGATAATAGTCATAACGAGATCGTCAATAGCTTTGATACCAGTTGGCTTCTTTATTATACGAGGAACGAGAATACTTATGGCAATGTAGAGTGCCATGGCTATTATGACGGGTCTGAGGTTATCCTGATCCAAAAACATTGTTTACATTAACTACTTATTTTAATTCCGTCTAACTTGCTAAGTAAATCACTTACATCGGTTTTACTCCCAAGACTTGTGGAAGCGACTTGATGTTTTCTACAATAGTTGCCACAAACCGCCTTAAATCTACACTGCTTACCACTCATAGTAGTGGCGCAACATATCTTGTGTTGAGTACGCTGCTCAATCACAGTTTCTTTTGGAGGTCCATCTAGGACGACAATAGCTTTATTCTTTTTGGTATTGTCGTGTTTGATGTATGCCATTTTACACTTCCACGTTGCGTCCGCTAGTCGGTAACACTTTTCATTTGGCTCTCTGAGACGATACATCTTCGTCGCATCAGAGAGGCAGGCTTTCCACATAGAATCGCGAATGACTTCCATTTTTAAATCTGAATATTTGATGTTTCAGAGCCAACTTAGGTTATCAAGCATACACAACACTTGATGTTATGATCATAAGTGTAACTATTGTAATTCCCATAATCTGTGCTTCATTTGGGTAAAAACATTCAACTTCTTCGTACCTTTCTTCCATCTGTATGACATATTCGCGTTCTGGGCGAAGTTCATTTACACCCAAGACTATGTCATTATTCGGATGTAAAACAATGACATACTCATCCATGAAGTTTTATGTCTTTTTAATTTTAAGCGGCTTCACCACCAATTTGGGCTAAATAAATATCAACTTCACCAACAAAGTCTGGGCACTTTTCAGAAGTTCTACGAGTTACCATGTCTTGAACATTTGTAACATGTTCCTTGAACTTTTTAACATCAATACCAGTTGCGTTGTGGATTTGTGACTCAGAAGCTATGTCCTTGAGAGCATAGAAATAAGCAGCCGCGTAGTTAGCGTGAAGTATAGCTATGACTGGCGAAGCATCTTGTTGAGCAGCGACCGCATATCGGGCTGACTGTCTGACAAGCTTCTCAATGGCACTGTTCATGTTTCTGGTCTTATTTTTCATCATGAGATAAAGGATCACGATCGTAGCTATGAGATAAAGATAAGCCATCTTCTACATATAAGTATGAAAATAAAATGGCGGCAAGTGTGTGTAGTTTGCTGGGCACCACTTGACCCATATTATACCAATGGCACAGCTAGGGAGAAATACTTATTTGATGAATATCTGATCAAAACAAATCTACCATTTCACTACAACGATACATGTGGATGGAAAGGTACGAAAGTTTGTAAAGCGTGTCACCTCAAAGGTGGTTTCAAATATAATCCGCAAATGGATCACCTTCGAAGAATTGGGGTAATGAGAAATATTAGACCAAAACGGGAATCGGTTGATAGACCTACGACTAAACAATGGAGGAAGGAATTTTATGAAGTTCTCAAGAGTGATAAACCTTGTTAAAGATACACCTCTTGTTTTAAGAGATGTGGAGAACTGATGAAAATAAAATTTTGCCATGGTGTGGAATATACAAGATAGTAAATTTGCATAATGGAAAACGTTACATTGGTCAGACTACGCGATCATTTCACAAGAGATGGAAAGAAGAAATCAGAGAAGCTCTGTATACGAGATCTGAGAGTCAAAAACTTGCCAAAATAATTTGTGAAGTCGCAGATATTGCCAGTAACAAATATATTGAAATTTCAGATACCGAAGCTCAATTTGGGTGTCTTCATTTCAAAAAAATACAGGAATGGCATAATGCACTCACCAAAGAAGAATTGATTAGATACGAATCTAACACTATAAAATATTGGGACAGTTATAATAATGGATATAATAGCAGACCTTGACAAATCAAAGACCCCTACCTTTGTTTTTTAACAAAAATAGCTTAAGTGAGAGCCTCGTTTCTTAAAAAGCAAGAAAAATGGGAGAAAGCATTCAAAAACTCACCCACATCGAACATGTCCTTAAAAGACCGGATTCATATGTTGGTCCAGTGGACATCAGTTCTGAACCGTACTGGGTTCATCACAAAACTGATAACAAATTCAAAAAGAAGAGCATCAATTATTCACCAGCTTTGCTCAAAATTTTTGATGAAATATTGGTCAACGCAATTGACAGAAACTCACTTTATCCGAAACACGTTACTGGCATCTCGGCGGGGATAGACAAGGAGACTGGTGCTGTGACCATTGAGAACAATGGACCTTTGGGTGGTATCGCGGTCAAGATGCACGAGAAGGAGGGTGTTTGGAACCCCGAACTTACCTTTGGTCATCTTCTCACGAGTACAAACTATGATGACACGAAAAAGCGTATCGTGGGTGGTCGCAATGGCTATGGCGCCAAGTTGACAAACATCTACTCTTCAGAGTTTTCGGTCATCATCAAAGATCATGAAAATAAGAAGACTTATTCTCAAAAGTGGGAAAACAATATGACTGTCTGTCATCCACCAAAAATTACAAAACATTCTGGTTCAACTTCTTCAGTTTCAATTACTTTTGTTCCAGATTGGAAAAGATTTGGTATGAAAAAGATGGATACAAACATTTACAAGATTTTTGAAAAGAGAGTTTGGGATGCGAACATTTGTACCACACCCAACTGTAAGGTCAAGTTTCAAGGAGAAGCTCTTCCCAAGACTTCCTTTGAAGCCTATGCCAAGATGCACGAAGGTGTGACAGATGTGTGTTCGGTGACAACCGATCGCTGGTCGGTGTGTATTGGACCATCTGAGAATGGACTCGAACAAGTATCCTTTGTAAATGGTATCTGTACTACGAAAGGTGGCACTCATGTGGATCATGTAGCTTCTTACCTCGCATCGGGTATCATCGATGAGATGGCAAAGAAGATTAAATTGAAGCCACAACAAGTCAAGAATACTTTCAATATCTTTGTGAAGGCAACCCTTGAGAATCCAACTTTCTCGAGTCAAGTCAAATCTGAATGTACTTCAAAGGCTCAAGATTTTGGAAGTAAGTTTGAACCACCAAAGAACTTTGTGAAGAATGCTCTCAAGACTGGTATCAGTGATGAACTCACAGCACTCTCAAAGTTCAAGGAAATGAAGGAACTCAAAAAGACTGATGGCGCCAGAAAGTCCAAGATTACCGGTATTCCCAAGCTTGATGACGCAAACAAGGCTGGCACCGCACAATCCGGTAAATGTACTCTCATTGTGACGGAAGGTGATTCGGCGAAGACTCTGGCAGTCGCAGGTCTTTCGGTTGTTGGTCGTGATCACTATGGTGTGTTCCCACTCCGTGGTAAGTGTAAGAATGTGCGGGATGCTTCGGTGTCTCAATTGACGTCAAACCAAGAATTCAACGATCTCAAGAAGATCTTGGGTCTTCAACAAGGCAAAGAATACACAGATGTTTCAGAACTTCGCTACGGTCGTCTTATGATTATGACCGATGCGGATAATGACGGTTCCCATATCAAGGGTCTCATTCTCAATATGATTCATTATTTCTGGCCATCTCTTCTCAAGTTGGGCTTCGTTGTTTCTATGGTGACACCAATTATCAAGGCTTCGAAGGGTGGACAAACAAAGTCTTTCTATACAGACTCAACTTTCAGAGCTTGGTATGGCAACGGACAACCTGGTTGGAAGATCAAGTACTACAAGGGTCTCGGTACCTCAACTTCCGCAGAAGCTCGGGAGTATTTCAAGAAGATTCAAGATCTCACAGTCAAATTTGACATGGACATCATGACAGACAAATCAATTGTTCTTGCCTTTGACAAAAAGAAGGCGGATGACAGAAAGTCTTGGCTTCTCAAAAGTACCGCTAAAAATCCAAAAGAATTGGAAGTTCAATATGGTAATGTGAAGAACTTAAGCATCTCAAACTTTGTCCATAAGGATCTTGTCAATTTCAGCTTGGCTGACTTGAAGCGTTCTATTGCCCACATGGCAGATGGTCTCAAGCCTTCGCAAAGAAAGGTTATCTATTCTTGTTTCCAAAAGAATCTCAAAGATGAAATGAAGGTTGCGCAGTTGGCGGCGTATGTCGCGGACAAGTCCGCTTATCACCACGGTGAAGTTTCTCTCGCAGATACAATTGTGAAGTTGGCAAATGATTACATGGGTTCAAACAATATCAATCTTCTAGAGCCATGTGGTCAATTTGGTACTCGTCTTATGGGTGGCAAGGACGCTTCGCAAACCAGGTACATCTTTACAAAACTTTCCAAGGAAACACGAAAGCTCTTTGATCCAAGAGATGATCCAATCCTCAACTACTTGGATGACGATGGACGCTCCATTGAACCGGACTTCTATATGCCAACTCTTCCGATGGTTCTTGTGAATGGAACAGAGGGTATTGGTACTGGTTTCAGTTGCTACGTTCCACCATTCAATCCAAAGGATATCAAGGAAAACATTGGAAGAGCTTTGAGTGGTATGTCCCTCAAGGAAATGACTCCATGGTTCCGAGGATTTAAGGGTAAAGTATTCAAAGAAGATAGTACTTGGATTACCGAAGGTGTTTGGAGAGATACTGGTTCTCGCCTCAAGATCACTGAGTTACCACCTGGTCGATGGACTCAAGACTACAAAGAGTACCTCGACACACTTGTGGAAAAGAAGGTGATTACAAACTTTACAAACAATTCCACAACGGAAGATGTTGATTTTGAAATCTTTGGCTACGTGGGTAAGGACTTGATCAAGGATTTGAAATTGAGAAAGTCTTTCCATACATCGAATATGCACCTCTTCCATCCAATGAAGGGGATCTACAAGTACTCAAGTCCCGAAGAAATCCTCTCAGACTTTGTGAAACTTCGCCTCGATCACTACATCAAGAGAAAGGAACATCTTATCAAGGTACTTGAAGTCAGATCCAAGATGTGCGGATACAAGTCAAAGTTTGTGACGATGGTGATCGAAGGACAGATTGTAGTCTTCAAGCGTAAGAAGGATGATCTTGAAAGACAATTGTCCCAGATTTTCCCCAAAATCAACGGAACCTATGACTATCTTCTCAATATCAAGACTGTTCAATATACCGAAGAATGTGTCAGAGAATTACTCAAGGAATCAAAGCAAGCTAGGGAGGAACTCGAAGTTATGAAAAATACATCACACATTGACATGTGGAAAACGGATATTAAAAATATGTAAGCAATAGTAGGTATGGGTGAAGCTGCGAAAATTTCGCTCAAGGCTATTGGTAAGCAAGATACTTACTTGCTTTCCGATGATCCAGAAGAATCATTCTTTAATTATGCCACCGACAAAAGACATTCCGAATTTAGGAAATATCACAGAAATAGAAATGTTGTCAAACCTGGTAACGCCACAGCTTCTTGGCCATTTGGTCAGACAATCAAAGTTGAGTTCAATCCAAGAAATATGGGTGACCTTTTGAGTAATATGTGGTTGAGTATAACTATGCCAGGTATTTCAGATGGAAATTACGCCGATCAATTGGGTAGACACATCTTAAAAAGTATCACAATGTATGTTGATGACATTGAGGTTGAGAAAATTCACGATGATTGGGGAATTATTTATGACGAGCTTTATTTAGAAACTTCCGAAAAAGTAGCAAATAGATTTCTTGTAAATAGAAATATCGGTTTCAACGACGCACCAGATAGTCCAGGTGTTGCCACATACGACTCGGATCTTGTGATACCTTTACACTTCTTCTTTTCGAGAAAATATGCCAGTGATGAATATTCATCAAATAAACCAAATAGACCATACTTTCCAGTTTGCGCTATTTATCGTCAGAAAATTGAGTTTGAATTGGAATTTCACAAACAAACATTTTTCACGGATACAACAGATACCTGTACTCTTCAATCATTTAGTCTTGTAACTGAAGAAATTACAGTAAGTCCCGACGAAAGAAAGTTTTTGGCTAGTGAACCACAGACGCTCATAACCGACTTGGTCAAAAAGCATCCAAGCATTGTCAGTAATCTAGGTGAAGATACAATCAAGAATAACTTGGTTCCAAATATTCCTGTGAAATGTATTCATTGGTTCCTTCGAAATACGACGTTTGAAGATCCAGATGAAGCCATAGGTAATCCAGTACCAGCCACGGATGGAGAAAGACTTTATCAAAATAGATTCAACTTTTCTTCGGCACTAGATTTTGCGGGTGAAAATACATTCTTCTACCCATTGATGTCCGAAGCGAGTTTCTTTATAAATGGTAACAGACTTCCAAATGTTACAAAGACGGATCATAGTTATTTCAAATACTTAATTCCATTTCAAAAAAGATTGTCTAGGCCTATCAGAAATATTTACACTTATAGTTTCTCGTTGAATCCGATTAATGTGGAACCATCGGGAAACTTGGATTTTAGTCAGATACAATCTGAAAAGACTAACATAGAACTCAAACTTGATACATCCATCATAGACATAAATACAGAGACATTCTCCCTTAATATGTACTATACTGGATATCAAACTTTTGTCTTTGATAGAGGTTTTATGTCACTTGCTTACTAAATAGACTTTCTTTATTATCACTGATGTAGTCAATAATGTTATTTTTGATACACCATTTGATGAAATTCAATTGAGCCAATGTCGTTTGAATTTCGTGAGATGTTCCAGGTATAATATATGGAAACTTTTGTGATCTACAAAATGGATCAAACAATTGTTTACTGTAACCATTTAAACTTGACTTGTAAGCACAGTGAACTGTGAATAATTTACCATCACCCGTTTGATACGATGTGTGATTCTTCTTTGCGTAGTTTGTGATAAACCATTCCAAGTTTCGGAGAGAAATACCACTTGATTTGTCCAATATATTTAGTAGTGTAGTTCTATTCTTCTCTTCATTGTAAAAATTGTTGATGGATGTTAGTAGAATATCGTTTTTGCTCATTACTATATTAGACACCCAAATCTATAAGCCCGTTTGAAGATTCACAACCTGGGCAACCCCTGACAAACATCTGCTCGGGGCCGTGGTTATGTAGACTTGAGTTGGACATTGTTCTTTGACATAACCTTTCACCTTGTGCCTTGTGGTGTCGACAATATCCACCATAAATTGCCTTAAAAGTACACCTGTGACCATCCGACTTTGTTCCCTTACAAATTGTACTAGTGTAACCTTCTGGTATATCCTTCAAAAGAAGTTCCAAAGGTATCGCATGCTTTTTAGAAATCTTTTCGGCATATTCGTTGAGTATGGAGTTCACCCTGTCTTCTAACTCTTCATCAACTAGCTTCGTGATTTTCTCGTAGAGACTCATCCTTACTTATACCTTGCTCGTAATTTTTAAATAAGTCTTCAACAGATTCTTCTTTTACTTCTCTAGCAGCTTTAAGTCTTTCTCTCAAATCCGATACTTTACCAGATTCATCAAGTCCAAGCTTTTTACATTCTTCGATGAGTTCACTCTTTTTCATAGCACTCAAAGACGGTCCACTACTTACCCGTTTCTTTGGTGGTGGTTTATGTTGAGCAATAATTTCACCAAAGATTTCTTCCTTCACATTCTCGTACAGTGGATCCAATAGATCACACACCGGATTCAAGAACTTGTTAAGGAAATAATAGTGATAATCTACAGGAATCCCATGCTCCTCTACATATTTTGGATCTTCGGCCTTTTCGTACGCCTTAGCTTTGGGATCTTGAGTCTTTGTGAGAAGGTAAGGAACACGATCACCAGATTGTGGCTCGGACCCAGGCTTTCTTTGGCGCATCTTATTGACAACTTGAACATGCGATTGATTAATGTTGACACTCTCAGAACTCGTAACAGACACATTTTTGCCAGCAACCTTGTAAGTATCCGAAAGAGATTGACTCAAAACCAATTTATGATTCGGGACATCACCAGACAAAAGTTCAATGGCTCGTTCTTTGGCAAGTTCTTTAGGAGGTCCGGTGTCACTCGATGTTAAAACTACATCTAGGAGCTCCTTACAGACCTCACGGACGTGTGGTGTATTGTCTCTTCGGACAAGTTGAAGACCCTTCACATCAATATAGTCCATATGCATCTTATCATCCTTACCCTTTGTCCAAAGTTTGGCGGCATAACGCTTCTTACTGTAGAGAAAATACGGCCAATAAACCTTCTCAAGTTCCAAATTATTGGGTTTCTTGAAAAGAGCTGAACATTCTTCCGCAGCTCTTTCACCCACCTCCCAACTATAGGCAATAGCCTCTTCTCCCTTGCGATCACCTACATCAAACTCAACCATAACACTGTCCGTATCGCCATATCTTACTTTCGCACCAGGAAAGTTCTTCTCAACATAATTCTTTGTCTCTTCAATCATCGAACGACCCTTGGACGTTGTAGTAGAAGCGATTGGGACACATGGAAGAATACCCTTACCAGCACCAGTAAACCCGTAAACTGAGTTCATACTGATTTTATAGGCAAGTTGTTTACCATTGTACACTTCCTTCATAAATCCAGTTGCCGCTGCCATATCTCTCTTGGCTTGTTTACGGAACTGCTTCAATTCTAGAAGAATGGCTGGTAAAAGACTTGGAACATCTTGAGCAAACTTGTAGGTTCTATCACCAATTTTAAAAGTTTCATAAGTAATTCCTGGAATGGCTCCATACCGTTTTTCATCCATAACATATGAAGAATAACAGAGATTGTGTGCCATCATGATTGATGGATACAGTGACTCAAAATCAAGGGCTGTAATTGGAGTATAGTAAGCACCCTTTTGTGCTTCGAGAACCGTCGCCCCTTCATAAGGTTCTTCAGGAATAGCACCGTAACGAATAGTTGGAACCATAAAACCCAATTCTCTCGCTTTTTTTGTCAGTTGAGAAAACACCTTAATTTGCTGCCCGCGCTCCACAAGAAATGGAACTGGTACCCAGGTTGCCTTTGCCATCTCAACCAAGTTTAGTAGAGTACAAAGCTTTTTCATGAGCCTATGGGGAAGTAGTGTATCCTTAATACAATATTCGGCAACTTCTCGTAGTTTTACTGGATCTTCTTCTTTGTAGCGAGCAAACATCTCCTTTGGTGCCATATCAATCTTTTGATCACCGAGGTAAAGTTTGGATACATTATCAAGTTTATAGCTATCAAGCTTGTAACCCTTCTTAATTTCATGGAACAAATCGAAAATGAAACGCCCGGGCATCGGGAGAAGTTTTAGAAGATTATCTCCAAGAGCACTTGAAGAAAGTTTCTTAATTGTAAGTTCAGATTCCTTATCTTTGAGTTTACCCAAGTTGAAAAAGTCGTAATGACATTTGTTAATTTGAGCTCTCTTGTAGATATATTCCATATCAAAACCAAAAATGTTCCATCCAGTAATAATGTCTACATCCTTTTCATGAATGTACTTTTGAAATGCTTCTAGCATTTCTCTTTCGGTGTCATAACTCAAAATATTAGACCCTTCTAGATTTGGATCAGTTTTCTTGTAGCACAGACAAGTCTTGTCATACGGTTCATCAGAGCCGAACTTACAGAGAGAAATGGCAATTTGAAAACACGCATCACCAAGAATGTTCGCATCAGGAAATTTACCCGTAGAACTGTTACACTCAATGTCCACCGAAGCTACAACAAATGGAGCTATATCATCTCTCGCAACTGGTTTAAGTGTAGTCCAGTCATTACAGAAAAGATCAATATCTACATGAGCCAAATGAGAACGAACACATTTATCACCCGTATCAAGCCAACCAGTTGATTGTATTCCAGTGCGGTGCATCAGGCGCAGTACTGGGTCGAGGTTTGATTCATAAACTTTCACATTGTTTACACCAAAAATATTGAAAAGTTCCGGTGTACGGTTTAGGGGCTTTCTCAGGAAAGAATCCACGAGTCTTCTTGCTTGAAGATTCTTAAAGTTAACTTTCATGAATACAAACTCTTGATTGTTTTGAAATCCCCAAACATCTTTGGATTTCATAAGAGAATATTCTACCAGTGAATCTTTACAAGTTTCATCAAGAATATCATAAATTCTCTGAACATCTGCGGGTTTAATATTATCTGGCAACTTGATAAAAAAATAAGGGGTGAAAGCTGTCGTGACACACGCCGACCTTCCATCTTCGGTCTTACCAAATATACTAATCAAGTGTTCTTTTGCCTCTTCATCTTCAGAGTCTCGGGCCTCCCAAGTAAGTGCTTGGAAGACGACCATTTTACTGTTGTGTAATCATCGACCGAAAATTTTAATATACTTTATTAGTAAAAATGTCAGCCGCTTTGATTGACCTTGTATCTAAAGGTGCCCAGGATGTGTACATCACTGGTCAGCCACAGGTCAGTTTCTTCAGACAAAACTACAAGCGACACACTAACTTTTCTATGCGTCCAGAGCGCGTCGACTACATCGGCACTTTCGGAGCTTCCAACGAAATTGTTGTTCCACTCCGCTCCAAGGGTGATCTCTTGAGCTATGTGTGGATTGAAGCTGAGGGTATCGCTGCATCTGGTGGCAACAACGCCATGTTTGATGGAACTGCTTCAGGACCAACTACTTTCCAATTGTGGATTGGTGGTCAAAAGGTTGCCGAACTTGATTCTCTCTTTATTCAAGGTATTCACAATGTGTTGTACAACGACACCACCGCCAAGGCTATGATGAGATCCGCTATAAACAGCGTTAGTGGTGCTTCTCTCAATGATCACTATGTCATTCCATTTTTCTTTGGTGAAGATTGGACCAAGTGCCTTCCATTAGTAGCTCTTCAATATCACGAAGTTGAACTTCGTATTAAGATCCAAGATGCGTATTCCTCTACTGTCACTCCAAAGATTTACGCTAACTACATCTACTTGGACACCGATGAGCGTAAGTTCTTCACTGACAATGAGCACGAATTGTTGATCACCCAAACACAGTATCAACCAGGTACCCAAGCTGATAACGAATTTGATCTTACCTATTTCAACCACCCAGTGAAGGCGCTTCACTTGATTGCTGGTGACGAATCCAATGATGATTATGACGCACATTACAGTTTTGGCACCGCTTCGCTGTACATTAACGGAACTGCTTTGTTTGAAGATATGTCCAATGTGTATCACCACGATGTAGTCGGGGAGATGCACTGTGACGGATTCGATAATGCTTTGTACGCCGGTGAATGTGTATACACGTGGCCATTCTGTCTCAACTTGTCCAAGTTCCAGCCATCTGGCTCCCTTAACTTTTCGCGCATTGACAACGCTAAGTTGACCCTTAAAGACCGTTCCACTGACGACGCAACCGCTACAGCTCGCGTCTATGCGGTCAATTACAACGTTCTCCGTATCAAGAATGGTATGGCTGGTGTCGCTTTCGGTAACTAATTTCAATAACTTAACATAAATCATAAAAATTTACATACGATTGGTTTAAAAATATCAATGATATGTAAGTTAGGATGGACCTAGTTCCTATTAAACTCATCAGGAATAGAGATGTTCGTAATAGTCTTTTGAGAACTAAAGGTGAGACTGCGGAAATTGACACGAGTGACTACATTGAGAGTAAAATGACTACAAGTCTTGCCGCGAGACATCTCATGGCTATAGAAGATGCTGCCGAAATTGCCAAGCAACTTCTTCAAAGACCGGGTATTTTTGAACAAATTGGGAAAGATATCAAGAAGGAAGCTGGTTATGACTTCAAGTTCCAATGTCGTAAGACTTCTGCTATGACAAAGCCTTCTAAAAATAGAAATGGCACTCAATATCTTCATATTGCCCACACATATCCAGGTGGTGATGGTCACTACGCTCTCGCCAAAGTTGATCACAATGAAAAGACAATCAAACTGTTCAACTCTATGGGGGCTGGGCGTACAGAATTCAAAAATGAACTCCGTACAGTTTATGGAAATGGATACATGATACGAAACAAACAATCAACATTCCAACCAACTGGTGGTTTCGTGACTACAAACACAGATAACTACAAACAACTCCTCAAGAATACAAAAGTCAATATAAGAAACAAGAAAGTTCTTGAAAAGTCTTTTGAAATTTCACAATATGATGAGTTGTCACAACATCACTTTTGTTACATCGAGGCTTTTATAGCTATGATGAATGACACACTTGGAACACCACTTGGTCCAAAAGATCCACGAGATCGTTTAGCTTTCGTAAAGATGGTTGTGTGGGCGCTCATTCATAAATATACTCCACCATCAAATAGGACTTCACTCAAATGGAAATACTTTGAAAAGAACTTTCCATACTTTCTTAGAATTACCGATGCTTCCAACAAAAGATTTAAGTTGAATCACATTGCTCAAGTTCCAAAAGTTGTGAATAATGTCAATGTTGAACGGGTCAGAAAAAGTTTAGTGAAACTTGAACTTCCAAAAAGTATTAATAGTTCTTGGTCTCTCACACAAATTATGAATTGGGCAGGGAGTAAAAATCTTAGTAGATAATAAATGTTTACAGCATTAGTTGTCGGAACTCTCGCAGCGGCCGCGACTTATACATTTTT